TAAACGGCACAAACGTATTCAACTTCCCTATCGGCGGATGGGCAGGAGCAATGCTCCAATTCCCAATCCGAGGCGCATTCCAAGTCTTAAACCTTCCAGGAGCAGGTCCAGTCCTACAAATCGCCGCATCAAACGTACTCCCAGACACCCCTCAACTAGAATTCGTCCGCAAAATGATTCTCCCATACGGAGAAAAAGGTTTATCATCACTCGCACCACAATGGGCGACACGCGGCATCGAAGCAATCAGAGGCGACACCGCCAACCTTGGCACAATCTACGCCAACACCTACGCAGAAGTAGTCCGCCACAAAATCCAAAGCGGAAGTTACAACACCAAAGACCCAAACGACATGGCAAAACTGTACGCCGATGCACGCCGCAAAGCACAAGTCCTCGCAGGACTACGCGCCCTATTCCAGTTCACAGGACCAACCTCACCACAAATCGATTTCCGTTTAGAAACCGAAGGCGGCGACATCATCGCATCATCACTCTCACAAGAGTTCTACAAACTTAAAACAAAAAACCCAGACACAGCCGTATCAGAATTTATCAACAAATTCGGTGAAGACTCATTCATCTACATGGGTCACAAAACAGAACCAACAACAAGCGGTGTTGAACCAACCAAAGTGTTCTCAGATTGGGCTAACGAAAACAACGACCTGATGGCACAATACAAAGGCATCGCAGGATTCTTTGCGCCTGGTGGCGACGTGTTCAGTTTTGAGGCATGGAACCGTCAAATCCAAAAAGGTGAACGCAAACGGTTAACAGCACAAGAAATGGTTGCAGCAGCCCAATACCGCCTCGGTTCATCCATCTACCGTGAGAAACGCAGCCAACTTGGGGCAACCCTCAATCAAGAACAACGAGACTGGTTAAGCCAATGGCGCGGATTCCTCAACGAAGAATACCCAGGGTTCCCTATCAAAGCCGATTTCAACCCAGGCGAATTCCCTAACTTCATCAACGATTTGCGTACAGCCGTAACCGATAACCGTTTAGCCGACAACGACGTAGCGAACGCAGTCAAAGAATATTTGGATGCCCGCGACCAAGCGCTAGCAAATGCGGCAGAAGCAGGGTTCGTAGGGTTCGGTTCACCGAAAACACAACCTTTGAAAGACTGGTTGGGTAGTATTGCTGCAACGCTCGTACAACAAACCCCAGAGTTCGCAAGAATTTTTGAAGATAAACTTGCAGCAGAGGTAGACTAATGTCATACACAGAACCAATAGACCCTAACGAACCAGTAACGCCACCGCCTGCACAGGCTCCCACTATTGCATCTAAAGTATCTGGTGGAATAGCCCCAGACGTCAAATTGCCAGTCCGTAAAATATTTACAACAGCACCACAACTTGCAGGCATCGAACAAAAAGACATTCTTGGTGGAACGGTTGCAGATAGCGGCGATGCCGCCACACGCCAACGTCAAGGTTTTGATATTGCTTACCAAGGTCAACAACTTGTAAACAAATCAGGCGCAATCACTCGCGGACAATACGACCCAGATAGCGAAGCGGTAAGCGAACTATCACGACTATCAACAACAGATAGAACAGATTTACAAAACAAACTAGCATCAGTCGGTTTGTACGGCAAAAACGGTAGAGCGTCAGGCGGCACAGGATTTGACGGCACAGACCTTTCCGTAATGCGAGAGTTCCTAAACTACGCAAACTCTAAAGGTTTAACTATTGATGCTGCTTTGCCAACACTTCTATCCGAAGTACAACCTGTTATCGGCACTGGCAGAGGCAGAGTTATCCGCACCACAGCAAAACAAGACATCCGTTCCGTGCTACAAAAAACAACCCAAGAAATATTGGGGCGCAGCCTGTCACCGAACGAGATTGAAAAGTTTGTGAAAACTTATGAGCGCATGGAAATTACTGAGGCAATGGGTGGTGTTCGTGCACCAAGTCTTGCTGTTGCCGCTGAGGGACAGGTTCAGCAGCAGTTCGGTCCAGAAGCACAAGCGGTTGGTGCTTTAGGTTTGTTTGACATTCTCGATAGAAAAATTAAAGGACAGGCGTAATGGCTGAACAGAAACCAATGCCCGAATGGATTAAGAATCTTACTGTTCCTGCAAGCACAAAAGAATTTCTTTACAAAAGATGGCTCAATGGTGACATTGCCCCTAAGTCCCCACCACAAGATTGGGGGGTAATAACTGACGTAATTGAACTATTCAAAAAAATTAAATTTACTAATGATGTTGTAAAAGAAAGCATAACTTCAGACCCTTTATTAACACAAACACTTGACCCTAAACAAATCGCTAAAGACCTTGCAGCCGCACAAAAAGCATTAGATAACGGGCAAAGTGGTTACAAATATAATGGGAAAACTTATACGTTAACCAAATTACGTGATGAACTTATCCCAGAATTGGTTGACTCACAAAGCCAAGCAGGTCAACAAGGTAGCCGTCAAGCCACTTCAGAATTTATCGCTAACGCACAATATGAAGCCGATGTTACTGATGAAAAATTTGCGTTAAAAAAATTCAAAGATAAAGAGATTACTGAAGCCGAACTTAAAACGGCTCAAGATAAAACTAAGGCAAGCCGCATTGTTCTTGACAGGGTTAAAAAAGGTGAACTTGCGTCAGTAGTTGAATCGCCTGAAACTGGGAAGTATCAAGTTCAATTTGTCTCAGAAATACCTGCAACGGCGGGGGTTAGTTCTGGGGAGCAACTTGCTCAAAGGGCAGGAGTTGGCGCTCAAGTTAAACCAAAAGTTGCAGCAGAGAAAACCGCAGCCGTAGCATCAACCACCACAGATGCTACAGCCGTTACGGGGGCTACGGGTGCTACAGCCGTTACGGGGGCTACGGGCGTTACGGGTGCTACTGGAGCCACAGTCACAGGGAAAACAACAGTCACAGGTAAGACAGGGGTTCCAGGTAAGACAGGAGTTCCAGGTAAGACAGGAGTTCCAGGCAAAACAGGGGTTACAACACCAGTTGATACCGCAGTTGATACCGCATGGGAAACAACATTCAGACAAACATTCCCAGCAAAAGCATGGCTACTCGACTTAGACCGCACCAAATACCCGCAACTATTTCAGTTACTGAACACAGCCATTTCACAAGAATGGTACAAATCGCCAGAAGGATTATCGCGCTTTACCGCATCATTGGATGGCACAGATTTCTATAAAGAAATATCAACCTCAAAACAACTAAAAACTATTCAATCCCTAGTAGGCACATTAGGTTTTGAAGGCAGCGACTTCACCAAGTTTGTTTCAGATTCCATCAACTTCGGATACGACGGCGACATCCTCAAACAAAAAGTTTACAGCGAAGTATTCAAAAAAGATGACTCAGGCAATTATGTCAACCCGACAGCGTTATCACGCACCAAAAAATCTGCCGACTACATCAGCACACAAAACATTGCTAAAGCATTCTTCAACACAAACCCAGCAGACTCTGATATCGAAAACGTTCTAACAGGCAAAATATTGTCAACCGATTACGAACGCCAACAAAGAGAGTTTGCCAAAACACGATACGGTCATCTATCAAACCTTCTCGACCAGGGTATGACATTGGAAAGTATTGCTTCCGCATACAAATCCACAGCGTCACGCCTACTAGAACTAAACCCAAACGCCATCGATATGTCCACAGGCGCATTTGAACAAGCAGTAACTTTTGGTGAAGAAGGCAAAAAGCGTTTGATGACAAACAGTGAGTGGGAGAAACTGTTACGCACTGACCCGCAGTATGGTTGGGAGAAAACTAGTAACGCTAAAGATGAGGCTCGTTCTTTGTCGGCTAATATTGCTCAAGCGTTTGGAAGGATTATCTAATGTCAATGACACCAGAAGACCTACAAGCCCTTTCCGCTGCGCGTGGTCGCCCTATTACAGCACCCACTCCTGCTGCCCCTGATGAAACTCCCGTATCTGATGGTCGTGGACAATTTACCCCAGAACAAGCAGCAGCAATCGACCGCGCTGCTGAACAGGCAGGGGGATACTTTTCGGGGGAAACACAAAATTACATTGACCAACTACGGTCAGGTGCGTTAGGTGGTGCAGCGGATACACAAAATGCGTTAAACATATTGATTCAGCAAGGTTCAGCAAAAGTCGTAACATCACCGACAACTACAGCAACCACTGAAACCACAACAACTACATCGCCCGCCAAATCCGTAGTCCCAACAGACGACAACGAAACAGCCACATCCATATTAACCAACACCCTAAAATATTATGGACTTAACGACCCAGCATTAGTAAACGAAATTCGTGCAGCACTAGCAAACCGTACCATCACAGGTTCATCAACCATCGACGAAATCGGTATACAATTGAGAGAATCACCAGCGTTCAAACAACGATTCATAGCAAACGAAAGACGTCGAGAGTTAGGCAAACCTGTTTACTCTGTAAGCCAACTACTCACACTTGAATCCCAATACCGCAGAAACTTACGCGACTCAGGTATGCCAGCAGGGTTCTACGACGACCCTGTATCGTTACAAAACTTTTTGATAAACGACATCTCCCCAGATGAGATTCTTGCCAGAGTAACCCAGGGCTATCAGGCTGTCCGTAACGCAGACCCAACCGTAATCAACGAACTCAAAACTTTGTACAACCTTGACGATGGTTCAATAGCCGCATTTTTCTTAGACCCTAACAAAGCCCAAGACAACATCCTTCGTGCTGCTAGAGCCGCTGAGGTAGCCGCACAAGCCCGCAAACAAGCAGGCATAGGGTTAACAGCGACCACAGCAGAAGAACTAGTACGCCAAGGCGTAACAGAAAGCGAAGCCCAAGCAGGGTTCACGACATACCGCCAACAAGAAAGTTTGTACAGACCTTTGATGGGCGAAGAAGCCATAACCCAAGAAGAAGCCATAGCAGGAACCTTGGGCACAAACGCACAAGCAGCCCAGCGCATAGCAACAACTAAACGCCGACGAAAAGGAACATTCGAAGCAGGCGGGAAAACCAGTCTCGCTACCGTCGAATAGTTGACAACTGTCTTAAGACCGTGTATTGTCAACCTTGATACGTTAAGTAGGAACCTACACAGGAACCCCCCAGTCTGTGTGGAGTAAGTCGGGGTGACAAATCAATGCAGCCATTACATACCTCTGATGTAATGTGGGCAGAAACGGAGCGTGCCATATGTCAGAGTTTGACAACTACGACAGCGATAACCAGATAGAAGAATCCGATACTCGCAATCCATTGCGGGCGAGGATGAAGCAACTGGAAAAGGAAAACGCAGAAGCCAAAAAACTTCTTGCCGAAGCCGAAGTAGCGAAACGAGAATTAGCATTTGTTCGAGCAGGTTTAGACCCGCTTTCTGCAAAGCATAAATATTTCGTTAAAGCATACGACGGTGACCTTGACCCAGAAGCAATCAATCAGGCTGCTGTAGAGGCGCAATTGATTAGTTCACCCCAGACCCAAACATCTGCGGATGAGATGCAAGCATGGCAGCGAACCAACAAAGTCGCCGCTGGTAGCCAAACATCTCAACCGCCAATCGATTGGTCACGAAGGTTAAACGAAGCAACTTCGCCGCGAGAAGTAGAACAAATTTTGTCTGAGGCACGGGCAACACAACAACAATAACCCCCTCAAAACAAAAGGATAAATAATCATGGCAGGAGAAACCCAACTCTCGTCTCTCTCAGTTGACCAGGTAGCATTTGACCGTCTTGCGTATTTCGCATTGCGTTCAGAACTCTTGTTCGACCAAGCAGCAGACGTACAACCAGTACAACAGGCAATGCCTGGAACTGGTGTCACATTCACAATTTTTGCAGACATCGCAGCCGCGACATCGACACTGAACGAAGTTACAGACGTAACTCCAGTAGCGTTGTCCGACAGCCAGGTCACTGTAACCTTGAACGAATACGGTAACGCGGTAGTAACAACTGCTAAGTTGCGTGGAACAGCGTTCTTGGATGTTGACTCAGCAGCAGCGAACATCATCGGATACAACGCTGGCGATTCAATCGACCAAGTTGTTCGTGAAGTTCTTGCAGCAGGAACCAACGTAGTTTACGCTACAGGTGGTACAACAACCCCAACTAGCCGCGAATCCATTTCAACAGATGACATTCTTGCTGCTGATGATGTGCGTAAAGTTACTGCACAACTTCGTGGCGC